GACCCTCTTAATCCTGACCAGGCTTTGTCTGAGACTGAGCGGGAGACAGTAAACTCCAGGTTCGATCAGACGTTCCGCTCGCGGTTGAATGACCCGGCAACAGGCGTAAAGATCATCGTCATGCAACGTTTGCATGAGTTGGATCTTACTGGTCATGTGCTGAGCAAAGAATCTAGCCGCTGGGTGCATGTCAGTCTGCCGGCCATCGCCGAGCGGGATGAGGTTGTAACGTTTCCGGTAAGCGGGCGCGTAGTCGAGAGGCAACCTACTAATCTGCTCTGGCCCGAACGCTTACCGGAGAGTTCTTTGTCCAGCCTTAAAGTCGGGCTTGGATCGTGGGCCTTCGCCGGTCAGTACCAGCAGAATCCAGCACCCATGGAAGGCGGAATCATCAAGCGGAACTGGATTCGCTACTACCGCGAACTGCCAGAAAAGTTTGACCTGATGGTGCAGAGTTGGGATTGCACGTTCAAGGGTGATGGCAAGTCGGGCGATACAGATTTTGTGGCTGGTCAGGTCTGGGGCAAGTCGGGCGGCAAATACCTGATGCTGCCATATCAGGTGCTTGAGCGGTTGGACTTCGGCCCGACGAAGGCAGCGATCAAGGCGTGCCATGCAAAGTTCCCCCGGGCTCATGCGATTCTGATTGAGGACAAGGCGAACGGGCCGGCCATCATATCAGAGTTGCAGCATGAGATTGGCGGTATCATCGCCGTAAACCCAGAAGGCGGCAAGCTTAGCCGTGGGCAGGCAGTAAGCCCATTGTGGGAGTCCGAATCAGTGGAGCTGCCAGACCCGCAGGTATTTGAAGTGCCATGGCTGGAAGGTTTTATTCACAGCGTCTGCACTTTCCCGAAAGCGGCTCACGATGACGACTTCGATGCGATGACACAGGCGCTGATCTACATCAGGAACCGTATGGGCGGCGGTATATTCGACTTCTATAAGGCCGGAGGGGTGAAGGCCAAGGAAGCAGAGAACGTAGCCAAGGGAAAAGCGCCCCGACCAGGGGCACGCATTCCTGAGACGATATTGACCCGCAACGTGCAGGCGGCAGTCACGGCAGGGCAGAACATCCAATGCAGCCCTCGGCAGTGGCCAGAGGTAAAGCAGGCGCTTGAGGACTTATGTACTGAGCAGGCGACGGCAGAGATTGCTAGACTGGCCTGTGACTTTGGTAACTGAAGATTACCGCAGGATGCCGATAAGACAATTATGAGCACACACCAGATGGAAAGTCGGGAACGGATAAAGCAGGCAATCGCAGATGCACGCAAGGCGCTGGCAAAGCTGGAAACAGTCTGCGGGTCGAGGAAATAGTTTATTCAGTCCTTGAACTGTGCTCTGAACTGTGAGAGGTTGCGTTCGGGGCGAATGTGGCAAAGCATTTTGAAATATTTCTGCTCTGGACGATTCTTAGGCTGGTCGGATTTCTCATTCTGTTGACTGGCTGCGCAACAAAGCAAATCACCAAACCAACGCGGGCCCCGGGCGCATGCATGACGGTGACTCACTTCGGACAGGCATGCAAGCCGAACGCGAAAGGTTATCTCTGCGATAAAGTGCAGATAGCGGTCAAGGATGACCCGAATTGTCGGCAGTACGATGCCAACATCCTGCGGGTGAAGTGATGTCGGCATATGGTAATCCTCTGGTGTGCGTAGAGTTGCAGGACAGCTATCCGATCTACCTTTTGGAGCGTGACGGCAAATTGCGGTTGCTGAGCTGGACGAATCGTGTCCCGTTCATGGATACGCAGCTTGACGACAGCTTCCTTGCAGCGTGTGGCATTCAGGCGGTGAGTTGATGGAACACCGTGGCGAGTGGCGCATTGATGACAACGGCAAAGTGTACTGGCATGATGGCTTGACGATCACGGATGCAGCCATGAAACAGGCGTACACGCAAAATATGCTGGTAGAATTTCTGATTGAGGACTGCGCTCGCATGGGCGTGAAAGTGGGGATGGCATGAGGCCGGAGCAAATCAAAGAGCCGTGGATTGCTTGCATCAACTTCGGCTACTGGCGTCCAGATTTTACTTTTGTTGAAGTGAGGATTTGCGTAGGCTAAATGGCAACGCCGAGCGGAGGGAAGCCGATAGATCAAGGCATCCTCGCTCGCGCTGGGCAGGCGCTGAAAGATTGGTGGTTTGGGCCGGATAAACCGCAGCCATTGAGCGCCCCGGCGGGCACACCGCCTCGGCAGTTTGATTACCCGGTTGGCTATAACATCAACATTCAGCCTCGCAATCTGGAGGCGACAAGCTTTGAACAGCTACGGCAACTGGCCGACAGCTGGGATTTGTTGCGTTTGTTCATTGAGAAGGCCAAGGAGTCAGCTGCGGCGATCCCGTGGGAGTTTCGCGTAAAGAAGCAGACCGGAGAGAATAAGGCTGCGCATCTCAAGCGTAACATTTCAGACAAGCGGCTGGGAAAGTTGCAGGTGTTCTTTGAACAGCCTGACGGTGAGCATACTTGGCAAGAGTGGATCAAGATGGTGCTTGAGGAAGCCATGGTAATCGATGCGCTGAGTATTGCACCGCTGGCCAATTTGGACGGCACACTATGGACTTCAGGTGTTCCAGCAGCTCTTGACGTGATCGACGGCGCGACGATAGCGCGGAAGATTGACGGAACAGGTAGAACACCACAGGGCACCGCGGTAGCCTATCAGCAGATCATCAAAGGTATTCCAGCGGTTGACTTCACGCGGGATCAGTTGGTCTATAAGCCGCGCAACGTGCGCGTGCATAAGTTCTATGGTTTCTCGCCGGTCGAACAGATCAAGATGACCATTAACATTGGCCTGCGGCGGGAGATGGATACGCTTCAGCGGTACACGGAAGGCAATGTACCGGAAGCAATTGCGCAGGTTCCGAAGGAATGGTCAGCCGATCAAATAACAGAGTTTCAGGATTGGTTTGACTCCAAGTTGGCCGGCAACACTGCCATGCAGCGGCGAATTACATTCGTGCCTGAGTGCGGTTCGATCCAGTTCACCAAAGACCCATTACTGAAAGACGTTTATGACGAATGGCTGATTCGCGTCATTGCATATGCGTTTGGATTGAGCCCACAGCAGTTCATCTCCATGATGAATCGGGCGACGGCAGAAACGAGCGTAGAGCAAGCGGCAAGCGAAGGGCTGATGCCGATCTTGAATTACGTGGCCGATGTCATCAATTTCATGCTGCGTAAGTATTGGGGCTTCGATGACATTGAGTTTGCTTGGCAGACGCAGAGTCAAGGCGCTAACCCGCTCGATCAGGCCAAGATTGACGATATCTATGTGCGATCTGGGATCTTGCAGATTGATGAAGTGCGGAGCGAGCTGGGCAAGGAAGCAGTGGATGGCGGAGATCGCAACATTGTGATTACTGGAACTGGCGTTAGCCCGCTTGACACGGCCATTGAGAATGCAGACAATCCGCCGGAGCCGCAGCCCGACAAGCAATTAGCAAACGGCAAAGACAAGACGCCGCCACCGCCGAAGCCAAAGAAGATTTGGCGGCAACGGCCTGTGCAGTGAAGGTCGTATATTTCATGTATGGATTTCACGCTGGCATGGCTGCTTTGGTTGTCCTTTCGGAAGTGTTGAGGAAGACAATAGAGAAGCGATCCATTCGGTAATCTTTGCATTTGATGTGGCGCTTGTCGCCGTCCAACGTCTGATGCAAATACCCCGGTCTGCTTGGACGTGGATCGGGGAAAACTTAAAGCGCCTGGGAGGGAGGTAGCACATGGGATGGCTTAATCTGGATTTTCTGTTCATCGGCTTGGTGCTTGTCGTGTTCGGCTGGTTCGGAAAACTGCCCACGGCGGAAACCTTGACGAAGCTGATGGAAGTAATCAACACGCGGGGCGGCAATATCATGCTCCTGTTGTTCGGTACGATCTTGGGAACCTCGGCCACGATGCGCCTGTTCTATTATGTGATTCAGCTTTCGGTGGATGGCAAGGTAATGCAGGACAATGTATTCGCTCTGATGGGTCTGACGTTCCTGAGTGGCACTATCACGGGCGGGTTCATGGGTGCACTGCTCAAGACTATGACGGGCGACTCTGTTCCAATTCATCCGCCTGCGGTGAAAGATGAAGCTGACAATCCGCAGCACTGAGCTGACGAAGGCCCAGCAATCATCAGTCAAGGCGATCACGAAGTACCTGACGAAGTTCTTTAAGGCGCAAGGCAAGAAGATTGCTGCGGCGGTCTCCAATGCTTACGGTAAAAGCGGAAAGGCAGCTAAGGACAGCATTACCCATGCGCGGGCAGTGGTCTCCAGTTCGGCGGACTTTGGCGAATGGGACGTAGTAGGCACCGAGATTTATGAAGACCTCGGCGCGGCGTTCGAAGAGTCGGGCGGCATTGTGCTGGGACATCTGCAAGTCGATGAGCCGGATGCGTTCAGTTTGGTGAATGAGCATAGCATTGCTTATGCTGACCAGCAGGCGGCTGAGTTGGTCAAGGGGATTTCAGAGACTACGCGGGATCGGCTGACCACTTTGGTTTCGAATGCCATTGAGAACGGGCAGAGCGTGGCTGAATTGAAGTCAGCAATCATCGACTCTGGCGAGTTCTCCGCTGACCGGGCCGAACTGATAGCGCGAACCGAGATCGGCAACGCTCATATGGCCGGGGCGCTCGACGGAGCAAAGGCCAGCGGTTTTGAGATGACGAAGGAATGGGTTCGTGGTTCGGAAGAGTTTGATTGCGACATATGCGGGCCGAATGAGGACGATGGGGAAATACCGCTGGATGACAATTTCAGCAGTGGTGACGATTCTCCTCTCGGTCATCCGAATTGTTCCTGCGACTTAGTTTTTAATGTTGCAACGGAGTGAAATGATGAAAACCATTAATCCGCTTGAGATGACAAAGGAATGGCATGGTGCTAAACATCTCAGGTTGTTTGCCCAACTCGCAAAGATTGACGAAGCCAAGCGCGAAGTGCACGGTGTGGCGACGGCTGAGATGGTGGACAAGGAAGGCGAGATATTCGATTACGCCACGTCGAAGCCGTACTTCAAAGCATGGTCAGATGAGATCAGCAAGGCCACGGATGGCAAGAGTCTGGGCAATGTGCGCGAGATGCACGAACCCAGCGCGGTCGGAAAGCTGATCGACATGAACTTTGACGATGAACTGAAGCAGATTGACATCGTGGCCAAGATCATCGATGACCGGGCGTGGGAAAAGTGCAAAGAGGGCGTGTATACCGGTTTCAGTATTGGCGGGCAATATGTCAAGGCATGGAAGGATGGAGATTACACACGGTTCACGGCGAACCCGGCAGAAATCAGCGTAGTCGATAATCCCTGTGTCCCTGGTGCTCACTTCACGGCAATAAAACTCGATGGGCAATTTGAGATCAGAAAGTTTGCAGGTGCTGCGCCGTTGTGGAAGAAAGAGATTCCATACAAGGAAGACGCGCCAGTCAAGAAAGATTTGGGCACAGTAGCGAACCTCGCTTACATATTGCAATCAGCCTGCTACATCCAGTGTGACACGGCTTGTGAGGCAGAATACGAGGCTGATGGTTCGCGCATTCCTCAAGCTCTGAAAGATTGGGTCAGGCAGGGCGCATCTATCCTCGCGGCGATGACTCAGGAGGAGTTGGACGAACTGACCTCCTCAATGAAGGCCATGGCTCCGGATATGACCAAGGCCGGCGCAAAGCACAGCGCAGAGACGAAGGCGCACCATGCGGCGATTGCCAAATGCATGGGAAAGATTTACAAGGCAGCGGCGGAAGGAATGCCGCACTGTGACGCGCTGATGGGCAAGGACATGGAAGAAGCCGTCACCATAGAAGTAACCAAACAAGTTCCGGCTGTACCTGAGCCGAAAATCGAAACACAGGAGAGCAACATGTTGGAAAAAGCTGAAAAAGATGTTCTGGAAAAGGCAGCCGCCGATTCCGCTTCCTCGCTCTCAAAGACCCTGGAAGTGGAGAAGGCCGTGAACGAGATGAAGACCGCACAGGCTGAGCAGGCCAAAGGTCAGGAGCAGATTGCTGAGTCAATCAGTAATTTGGCCAAGGTGATTGGCAAGATGGCAGGCATTGAGCCCACGGGCAGCACGCAGAAGGTCAATCGCACGGCAGCCCCAGCCCTGGTCACCAAAGAGCAGGACAACGGTGCCGTGGATCAGTTTGTCGAGCTTGCTCCCGAGGAAGTGGCTAAGCTGTCAGAGCCAAAGCGTGCGGAATACATGCACAAACAGATCGTCCACCAGATGCAGCACCCGCAGCTCACAACCAGCACGCCGGGGCGTATGTCGGCAGGTCGGCTGTAAGACCCTTCCCATCAACACAAATCTCTCTTGAAAAGGAATTGCCATGTTTGAGAATACGACACAAGAAACGCTCGATTTACTGAGCAAAGTGCAGTCGGGAAGCGGACTGGCTAAGACCACCATTTCCCAAGGCACAGGATTGGTATTCACCGATCTGCGCGGGCCTGCGGTCAATCTGTATCCTGTCCTGACGCCGCTGCGGAACAAGATCCCGCGAGAAACATCCTCAGCAGGTGACACCGCAACGCGCTGGAAAACGGTCACGGGCATCAATACCGGACTCGCCACGATGGGCGTTGAAGAAGGCAAGCGCGGGCAGGAAATGGCGATCACCGAGGCCGATGTGCTGGCAACCTATGCCGGACTGGGACTGGAAGCTTCGATCAACTGGGAAGCGGTCTGGGCCGGTGGAAAGACGTTTGACAACAAAGCCACTCTGACCCGTGCGCTTCTGCAAGCTGTCATGATCGGTGAGGAGTTCGTTATCCTCGGCGGAAACAACTCGATTGCTCTAGGCACATGCC